TCAGGCTCTGATAATCTTGCATCGGAAACTCCTATCTCTTGGTCGAGACAGAAGCTTCTAGGTCACCGTGTCACACGGTCAAACCTCGTGAGTCCCCCGGCAAAGCCGGGGGATTACCGGGTTTATTCAACCGGTTGTATAGCCACACCGGCAACAACCACCCCTCCACAAGCCCCCCGCGCGCGCGTGGCATCGTGGGGCCTCACCCTAACAAGGCCCACACCCCATGCCCACCATCCCCCCCATTCCGCTCTCGACGCCCATCCGCCGCGGTGACACCGAGATCACCACCCTCCAGCTCCGCGCGCCCGCCGCCGGCGAACTCCGCGGCATCAGCCTGGCCGCCCTGCTGCAGATCGACGCTGGCGCCGTCATGCAACTGCTGCCCCGCATCACCACGCCCCCGCTCACAGCCCCCGAAATCTCGGCCCTCGACGTCTGCGACTTGACGGCTTGCGGCCTGGAGATCGCCGCTTTTTTGCTGCCTGCGTCGATGAAGCCCGCTCCGGACTTCCCGACGCCGAACTCCGACTCCCCGCAGCCGTAGAAGACGCCATGGCCGACGTCGCCGTGGTGTTCCACTGGCCCCTCGGCGACCTCGTCGGCCTGCCCCTCCCCGATCTCATCGCTTGGCGCGAACGCGCCCGCCAGCGCGCCGAACCCCCCACCCCCTAACCCCGCCCGTCGAGGAATCACCCCATGACCGACACCCTCCGCCTCCAAGTGATCCTCGACGGCATCGACCGCGCTACCGCCCCGCTCTCCGGCATCCTCAAGGGCACCACCGCCCTCGGCAAAGCCGCCAAGGACACCCGCGACCGCCTGCGCGACCTCAACAACCAGAACAAGCAGCTGGAGTCGTTCCGCACCACCACCAGCCACGTCACCGAAACCGCCCAGGCCCTCGCCGCCGCCCGCGACCGCGTGCGTGACCTGGCCGGCGCCATCACGGCCGCCACCGCCCCCAGCAAAAACCTCACCGACGAATACAAGGCCGCCACGCGCGAGCTGCGTCAGCTCACCACCGCCCACACCCGCGCCACGGACGCCCAGCGCCAGGCCACCGCCGACATGGACCGCGCCGGCATCCCCGTCAACGAGCTATCCAACCGCCAGCGCCACCTCGCTACCCAGATCGCCGCTACCACCCACCAGCTCGAGCGCCAGGGCCACCAGCTGGCCCGCACCAAGGCCCTGCAAAACGGCTACCGCGACACCATGGCCGCCCGCAGCCAGATCTCCACCGCCGGCATCGGCACTGCCGGCGTAGGCGCCGCTGCCGGTGTCGGCATACTCGCCACCCTCAAGGCCTACAGCGAGTCTGAGGACGCCGGCACCCGCCTCGCCGCGTCGATGATGCAAGTCGGCGGCGTCGTCCCTGCGCAATACAAGCAGATCAACGACCTCGCCACCCGCCTCGGCGACAAGCTGCCCGGCACCACCGCCGACTACCAGAACATGATGCAAATGCTCATCCGCCAGGGCATGAGCGCAAAGACCATCCTCGGCGGCCTAGGCGAGGCCACGGCCTACCTCGCCGTGCAGCTCGACATGCCCAAGACGGCCGCGGCGGAGTTCGCCGCCAAACTGCAAGACGCCACCCACACGACCGAAAAGGACATGCTCAGTCTGATGGACGTGATCCAGCGGACCTTCTATCTCGGCGTGGACAGCGGCAACATGCTCGAAGGCTTCGCCAAGCTCTCCCCCGCGTTGTCGATCCTCAAAAAGGAAGGCCTTGACGCCGCCAAGGCCCTCGCCCCGCTGCTCGTCATGGCCGACCAGTCAAGCATGGAGGGCAGCGCCGCCGGCAACGCCTACCGCAAGATCTTTCAGGCTGGCATGAGCGTGAAGAACATGGCGAAGGCCAACGGCGTGCTCAAGGGCTGGGGCGCGCGCGGCCAAGGCGTACAACTCGACTTCACCGACGGCAAGGGCGAGTTCGGCGGCATGGACAAGTTCTTTGCACAGCTTGAAAAGCTCAACAAGCTCGATACCCAGATCCGCACGACGGTGCTCAAAGAAGGATTTGGCGACGACGCCGAAACCCTGCAGGCCCTCGCCATCATCATCGACAAGGGCAAGGCCGGCTACGACGAAGTTGTCGCAAAGATGCAAGCCCAAGCCGACCTGCAACAGCGCGTCAACGCCCAACTCGGCACGCTTAAATCCATCTGGGAATCCACCACCGGCACCTTCACCAACCTGCTGGCCAGCCTGGGCGAAGCCATCTCTCCCCAAGTCAAGGACCTCACCAAGTGGCTGGGCGAAATGGCTTCTGGCGTCCGCGCCTGGGCCGTTGAAAACCCCGATCTAGCCCGCACGCTCATGCAGATCGCCGGCTTCGTCACCGTGGCCACGCTCGCTGTCGGCGGCCTGCTGCTGGCCGTCTCCGCCGCCCTCGCCCCCTTTGCCCTCTTCCGCCTCGCTGTCGGCCTCGTCGGAATCCCCGGCTTCATCACCAGCCTTGGCACGCTATCGAGCAGCATCCTCCCCACGCTAGGCCGTGCTTTTACATCCATAGGGGGCATCGCAATTCGTGCTCTAGTCCCAATTGGGGCTGCGATTGCTGCTACGCCAATAGGTTGGCTCTTAGGGGGGCTCGCATTGGTTGGGGCCGCTGCACTTGCCGCATATAAGTATTGGGAACCCATCAAGAACTTCCTGAGCGGGTTCTGGAGCGGGCTTGTCGCCACGGCAGGCCCAGCCTTGAGTGAACTGGGTGCATCCGCCTATGAATTTCTCAAGAAGCTTTGGGATCTTGCAGAAACCGTGAGCCCTATTCGGATCGCCTTCGAACTACTGGGCGCGGCAACACGCCCAGTCTTGGATGCCGTCATTGACCGGGTGTCTCGAGTATGGGATTGGCTAAAGAGACTTCTTCAGCCCGTTGATGACGTCAACGGCGCGGCCCGTCAGATGGGGAGCGTGTGGGGAACGGCACTCGGAAACATCATTGTCCAACTGGCAGGATTACCCCAAAAAGCCTTTGAGGCGGGCGCTTTGATCATCTCTAGGATGACAGACGGGATAAGGGAAAAAATCGGGATTTTGCGGGATATGTTGTCCAGAATTGGGCAGTTCTTCCCGGGCGGCGATATACCTCGTCCAATCTCCCCGCCCGTCTCCCCGCAACCTCCCCTGCGCTCAGGAGTGGGAAACGTCACCCAAACAACCACCCATAACATCACCGTCACCGGTGCCCCGGGCCAATCCCCAGCGGATGTTGCCAAGGCTGTTCGGGCAGAGCTAGATGCCCGCGACAAACAGCGCCAAGCTCAACGACGCAGCATTCTCGCCGACGTCAACTAGGAGGTCCCATGCCCGTCCAGCTCATCCTCGGCTATTTCGTGTTCAGCCTGCACACCCTCGCGTATCAGTCACTGCAGCAGCAAATGGCGTGGCGCCATGCCAGCACACCCCGCGTCCGGGCCCGCCCTGCCCATCAGTTCCTCGGCCCCGAAGACGAAACCATCAACCTCGAAGGCACGCTCCTCGCCGAGTTCGCCGGCTCCCGCCTCTCCCTCGACCTGCTCAAGGCCATGGCCGAAACCGGCCAGGCGTGGCCCCTCATTCAAGGCGACGGCACCATCTACGGCCACTACCTCATCACCAACATCAACACCACCGGCACCCTGCAGTTTCAGGACGGCACACCCCGCAAGATCGACTTCACCCTCAACCTCAAACGCACCGACGGCAACCTGCTGGGCGACCTGGTCGGCGCCGTGGCGTCGATGCTGCTCTAGCGGGATTCCTTCCAAGTATCTTGTGGAACAGGGCTCACACCCTTGTTGCGAGGGCTACCAATGTTCGCTGTGCGCCACGCATCGGCAGTCTCAAAGACCTCACCGGTTTCCAGGCTCACCACCTCGCCCTTGATCCGGTCAATCCTGAATGTGCGCACAGCCCTTCGCGTCTGGCAGAAACCCTCAATGTACCGGCCGTCTGCCCCGCTCACGTCCACGCTCCGACTGTGTGCGATGTAGTCATCCCTTCCCTTGTACTTGAAGCGGATCACGTCAAGATGTGCGCTACGCGCAGCGCTATTCTTCTCTGCTTTAGCCCGACTAGCCGCTCGAAACTTATCCTGCAGCCACCTCCACGCCGCCAGAAAACCAAACACGGCAGCGACGAGCATGCCGAACCCAACGGCCATTCCAGCCACCCAAATGACCGTCGATATCAACCGGGCCTTCAACAACGATAGATCGAAGCGCATCTGAAGCACCCGTACCAAGCCGCGCCACCCGCTTACGGCCCCCACAACCATAAGCGCTACAAATATTGCTTCTAACATCACACACCCCCTTGACTAGACAGTAAAAATTCAATCAGAATGCACAGGCGCTGAAACAACAGCGCACGGGTTTGGCGACCTGGTAGTAACGTGGCGGATATGCCGCCCTGCGGCTTTTTTTACGTCCGTCTGCTCGTGCACGCTCTCAATGGGCGGCCCGGGTGGGGAGACCTTCGGGTCTGCCGGTTCCACGTTCCGGTTCGCCAACCCCGCCCGGTGCCGCTCACCCCGTTTGGCGACGGGGCTGCGGCTCTCAAAATCAACGTGGAGAGCCACCATGAAACACACATCTGCAACCGCCCGAGATCTTCGCAACTGCTCCGCAGGTCGCCTCACAGAAACCGAATCCGCCCTCGTCCTGCACTGCCACACCGTGCTGCACGTCATCGCTCACCCCGCTACGCTCCAGGCCGACCCGCTCTTCTCCCGGTTCTACGAAGGCCAGCGCCGCACCAGTGCTGCCCACAGTTGCAAGGAAGGGCACTTCAAGGACGGCTGCGTACACCTCTCCATCAATAGCCGCATCGCCGCGCAAGCAGACGAGGCCTTCTCTCGTTTCATGGCCCCCTTCAGGGTTTTTTCTGACGTGGCATAGCACAAGTACACACCCGTAAGTTGATGGGTTTTGAACCTAAAACCCATCAAAATGCTGCTATCAATACACATCAGAAATCACCATGACCCCCTCCTACAAACTGGTTGTCGATGGCCAGACCATCACGCCAAAGATTGCCGCCCGCCTCGAATCCCTCACCCTTACCGACGCCCGCGGATTCACCGTCGACACGCTCGACATCTGCCTCACCGACCACGACGGCGCGCTCACCATCCCCCGCCGCGGGGCCACCGTGCAGCTCTGGCTGGGCTGGAAAGGCGAAGCCCTCGAGGACAAGGGCACATACGTGGTCGATGAGGTCGAGCACACCGGCACCCCCGACAAGCTCACCATCCGCGCTCGCTCCGGCGATTTGCGTTCCCGGCTAACCAAAAAGCTGGAGTGCAGCTTTAACGGGCTGCCCCTGGGCGACATCGTGCGCACCTGTGCCGCCCGCAATGGCCTCATACCCATCATTCCTCCCGATCTGGCCAGCATCCAAACCGAGCATGTCGATCAGTCCGGCGAGTCCGATGCCAATCTCCTCACCCGCCTCGCCCGCGACTACGGCGCCATCGCCACGGTAAAGGCCGGCAAGCTTCTGTTCATCCCCCCCGGCCAGGCCACCACCGCCAGCGGCCAGCCCCTTCCCCCCGTCGTCATCACCCGGCAAGACGGCGACCAGCACCGCTTCGCCGTGGCCGACCGCGCCAGCTACACCGCCGTGCGCGCCAACTATCACGACGTAAAAAAAGCCCAGCGGGCTTTTGTCATCGTCGGAACCGAGGAAGAAATCGACAGCACGGAAGTGGAAACCCCCACCGAGCCCACAGCCAGCAACACCAAAGAGCTACGCCACACCTACACCACCCGCAACAACGCCCAGCGCGCCGCCAAGGCCGAGCTCCAACGCATCCAGCGCGGCCTCGCCACCTTCACCCTCACCCTGGCCATCGGCCGCCCTGATCTATTCCCCGAAATCCCCGTCAGCGTCCAAGGCTTCAAGCCCGAAATCGACGCCACCAATTGGCTCATCACCCGCGCCGTCCACCGGCTTGATGGCTCCGGACTGAGCACCACGCTCGACATGGAACTCAAGCTGTCAGGAGATCTATAGGTGCAAGGAAGGATCAGGAATCTCACAGGATTCCAACCGCTTCAAGTAGGGCTCTTCGTTGATTGCGATTTAGCCTGCAATGTCCCATGCATGAGAAACAACGCCAGCGAAGTACGGCACTAAATACGAGTGACACACAGCACAGCGGCACACCCGCTGTGAGAAGGCCCGCAAAGTAGGTCTCAATTCACGAAAGTTTTCGGCTTTGGCTTTTTGATGTTTCCGGTAACGTATCGCAATGTCCCGCAAGCATGACGACACCTCCCTCGCTACCGTGATTCCGCTGCATCAACGGGCAAACGACATGCTGTATAGGGACGTGCTGGAACTGGCGGCCATGATCAAGCGCGGAGAGCTGACAAGCCTCTCCTACAGCGCAATCACGCGGCAGGGCACTACGGTAGAAGGGGTGCTGGGCAAGGCCAAGGTGGATGTGACCAGAGCCCACTATGGCGTATCACGCCTGGCTGCGGCCCTGCTGGACATGGCGCGCTACTAGTCTTCGTCGCCCTCTGCCGCCTGAGGGCCTGACTCTTCAGCCCGTTTTGGCGGTAGTACTTGGCCAGGCACACGGGGAGGCTCGCCCCCGTCGTGAATGATTTGCGGCCTCAGATGATCCTGCTGATACCGCACAAACCGCACATCCTCTTCGCCCGCCAGTTCGTGTCGGTACCACCCCGGTACCGCCCGTGCCGAGGAAACATGCCGGTTGTGGGGCGCCAACAGCACCCCAAAGACTGCCGCTTTCAGCGGCTCCGGAGCGTCGTCGTACGCCTCGAGCAGGTTCTGGTGCTCAGCTGACAGACCGTCGCCCCCGCGAATGCCAGTCAGCAGATACATCAAGTCAAAACCAATCCCATCGAGTTCAACCAGGTAATCCACGCTGGGTCGGCTTTTGTTCTGCTCGTACTGGATCTGAGTCGTCTTGCTGACACCTAAACGAGCGCATAAATCCGCCTGTTTAAAGCCAAGTCGATCCCGTTCGGCCCAAAGTCTTCCGCCAAAAGTTCCGAAATCCTTATCTGCTCTGTTGACAGGTACGGTTTTCCTTACCATAATCGCCTCTGTGTTCACTTCAGTCTCAAATATACATCATGCCTACCACGTCCCCTTCCAAGGCCTCGCGTTCCAGATCTC